TGTCATGCCAGTTGACCCAGATAAAGTTCTTACTGGTGGTGATTATCACCCCAAAGGTCATCACTTCAATCTTAAAAGATTATCACAGTATGCACCAGCACCAACCATTACAGCAATGGGTAGTGCAGACACAACAGCAGGAGCATTTCATTGGATTGAACCAAGAAAGTTAACTCTTGGTGAATTAAAACGTATAATGACATTACCTGATGATTTTAAATTAACTGGTAAGTGGAATCAAAAAGCAGAACGCTGTGGACGTATGGTGCCTCCATTGATGATGCAGAAAATTGCTGAGTCTGTTTATAAGAAAGTGTTGGAAAAATATAATGGCTGATTTTACATTTGCACATAGAGAAGAGGGTTTTGATGAACATATTGAATACTCCATTCGTGGCTACCGAAACTTGCTAGATGACATTGTAAATTACTCTCGTTATTTTGTAGAGGATAACACAAATGTTATTGACATTGGTTGTTCCACAGGCAAAGTAACATTGAAAATGTTAGACTCAAACAAAGACCATTGTAAAGATGCAAGGTATGTTGGTGTAGAGATAGCAGAAGGGTTTTTTGATGACCTAGATAAAAGACAGAAGGAAATAGAAAAACAATTTCCTTGGGCCAACATTAAGTTTATCAAAGACGATATTTGTAATTATAAATTTGAGAACTGTTCTTTAGTTACCTCTGTATTTACTTTACAGTTTATGCCTAAAAGACATAGAGAAAAGGTAATACAAAATATTTATGACGGATTAGTTACTGGTGGTGCATTTATCTTTGCAGAAAAAACTATAGCTCAGAATTCATTAATACAAGACATGATAACATTTAATTATTATGATTACAAAAGACAAAACTTTGAGTGTAAAGATATTATGGATAAAGAAAAAACACTTAGACACATGATGAAACCTAACACATGGAGAGAAATTGAAGACATGTTATATACAGCTGGATTTAAAGATGTACAACCCTTTTGGCGTAATCATATGTTTGTCGGTGCAATTGCTATTAAATAATTAGATGAGTTTATGAGAGAATAAAAATGGAAGATTACATACGAATATATGAAAATGCTGTTGACCCAGATTTCTGTAAACATCTTATAGATAAGTTTGAAATAGATACAGATAACCATGAGAAAATTGAGCATGGTGAGGATAAGAACATGTCTTTTACTCAACTCAATATGTTTCAACAGAAAACACACGAGTCATGGGAAACAGAAACAAAAACATTACAAGAATGTTTTATGAAACACTTGACAATGTATAAAAAAGAGTGTAATATAATACCTACACAATGGCCTGACAAATATGGATTTGAACCATTTAGATTAAAAAGATATTTACCTAATGATGTTGACCAGTTTAAAGAACATGTTGATGTTACAAATAAAAATAACAATATAAGATTTCTTGTATTCTTTTTATATCTTGATGATAATGATGCTGGAGAAACAATGTTTCCACAGATAAAGAAGTCGTCCTTGTGTAAGAAAGGTTCTCTACTCATGTTCCCACCTATGTGGCCGTGGTTACATCAAGGAATGAAACCAGTAGTAAAACCAAAATATATTGTGGGGAGTTATTTACATTATGCCTATTAGAGATAAATATGTATATCTAACAAATGAAAAAGACAAAGAGAGTTGTATTGGTATCTCTGATAAGAAAAGCAAGTTTGCTGGTGTCGTTTACAAATATGGTGATGTATCTATTGGTGAAGAAACAGACGAAGGTAATATGCCCTTTAAATTTAAATTTGATATCTTAGATAACAATGGGCTATCAAGAGCACAATTTGACAGTAATAATGAGTGGTCAGACCTTATAGGTGATATACTCATTGACATAATAGACAGACAACATGAAGAGGAAAACAAACTTGAATCAAACAATTGAAAAGACCACCCTAAGTAATCTTATATCAAACGAAAGGTATGCTCGTAAGGTATTACCATTCATCAAGGAAAAGTATTTTGGTGTAAGGGAAGAAAAGGTTGTCTTTGAAGAGATAACAAAGTTTGTTGATAAATACAATAAGATACCCACCAAGACAACTCTAGAGATAGAGTTAGAAGGTAGGCAAGACCTATCAGAAATAGAACATAAAAAAGTTGTAGAACTTATTCAATCACTTAATTCTACAGACGTAGATTTTGATTGGTTAGTTGATACAACAGAGAAATTTTGTAAGGATAAAGCTATCTACAATGCAGTCGTAGATGGTATAGCAATTATAGATGGACGAGATGGAAAACGAACACCAGAGGCAATACCAGAAATACTCACAGATGCTCTTGGGGTTTCTTTTGATTCTAGCGTTGGGCACGACTATCTGGGCGATAGTGAGTCTCGTTTTGATTACTACCATAAGGTAGAAGAGAAGATACCATTTGACTTAGATTTCTTTAACAAGATTACAAAGGGTGGTTTACCACCTAAGACATTAAACATTGCACTCGCTGGTACTGGAGTAGGTAAATCCCTATTCATGTGTCATGTGGCTGCAAACTGTTTATCACAAGGTAAGAATGTATTATACATTACTCTTGAGATGGCAGAAGAAAGGATTGCAGAAAGAATAGACGCAAATCTAATGAATATCTCTATGGAGGATTTACATGATTTGCCTAAGACAATGTTTCAAGATAAGATTGCCAAGATTACAAAGAAAACATCTGGTAAACTTATCGTAAAAGAATACCCAACTGCAAGTGCTCATAGTAGTCACTTCAGAGGTTTGATTAAAGAATTAGCGATTAAGAAATCGTTTAAACCTGATATCGTATTTATTGATTATTTAAATATATGTGCATCAAGTAGATTCAAAGGGGCGCAGAATGTTAATTCCTATATGTATATAAAAGCAATCGCAGAAGAATTGCGTGGATTAGCAGTAGAAACAAATGTTCCCTTCATGTCTGCAACACAGACAACTCGTACAGGATTTGTATCTTCAGACGTAGGTCTAGAGGATACCTCAGAAAGTTTTGGTTTACCAGCAACAGCTGACTTCATGTTTGCACTCATTAGTAATGAGGAATTAGATGGACTAAACCAAATATTAGTAAAACAACTGAAAAACCGATACAATGACCCAACTGCAAACAAGAGATTTGTTGTGGGAATTGATAGGTCGAAGATGAGGTTGTATGATGTTGAAAACAATGCACAAAAGGAGTTAGTCAATAATGGACAAGAACAAGATATACCAGGCTTTGATAAAACCAGTTTTGGGATTAAATCAAAGGCTGAAAAATATGAAAAAACAAAATTCAAAGTTTAAAGTAGAAGTTGTAAAAAGTAATAACGACAAACCTTATGTTGTTATTGAAACTGAAACTAACACTATTATATCTAGACACGTGTCCAGAGATGGAGCTCAAAATGTTATGAACTTCCAAACAAAGACACCTACGTTTGGAAATCAACCCATACCTTCGTTTATGAAAGAACCAAGATGACAGAAGAAGTTAAGATTGAAGTAATACAACCATTTTCCAATTTGATATACAAGATTCCCATGCCAGAAAATGTCACACAAGGACTCATAGAACATACAGACAAAATGAGAGAAGACCCAAACACACCAAGTTTTGGGGAAAGTCTTGTAGGTCAAGTAGATGAGGAACTAGAAATAGACATATCTAAATTACAACCAATCATACCAAACTTTTTGTTGAACTGTAGTCGTGAGTGGTTATACAACCAACTCAAACAAGGATTTGGTTGGGAGCCGTCATGGAGGCTTCCAAGAGAAGATATATTCCCACAATTTGTTAGTATGTGGACAGTATCCCAGAGAGATGGAGAATACAATCCTATACACACGCACCCAGCAGCTGCAGTATCAGGAGTTCTCTATCTAAAGATACCAGAATACAAGAAAGATAAAAAGGACACGACAAGACCCCATAAGCAACGTACAGATGATGGCTCACTTGTCTTTACCAATAATAGTGGTGCAGATAGACGTTACTGTGTTAGTAATTGTAATTTTAATCCAAAGGTAGGAGAATTGTTTATATTCGGTGGTATGCAACCACATCAAGTGTATCCATTTCGTAGTGTAGATGGTGAGGGTGAAAGACGTAGTGTATCCTTTAATATATCCTATGCAACAAAAGACCAAGTGGAAGCAAATCACATGATAGGACAAGGGGTAACATTAAATGATTAAGGGAGTTGAATAATGGATTGTTGGAATTGTAGCACACAATTGATATGGGGTGGAGATACCGACCTAGAAGATGATGAAGACCACAAATTGATGACTAATCTTAGTTGTCCTACATGTAAGGCGTTCGTGGTCGTATATTACAATCCCTATGATGAAGAATATAATTCTATAGAATATAATACTAATTTAGGGCCTGGTCATTAAGGTAATAATAATAATACTAAATAGTATTACGTTCATCATATAGACGGAAGTACCCAATCTTGGGGAAGGAACGCACTCTTTGAATAAGGAGTGTGTTATGAATCAACAAACACTATTACAATATCTAAAATTAATAGAAAAACACAGACGT